ATTGCAGTTCCAAGACCAGCAACAGCAATACCAGCAAGTGGGTTCATTTGTCCAACTGCTGCACCTGCCGCCATTGCTCCCTGCGCCTCTTCAGGCATGAATTGAGAACCCATTCCGAGGACCATGGATGTGCCCATTTTTGCGGTCTGGCTTCCTAATGCTGCGCGATATTGTCTTCCTCTATAGGAATCCATTTTTGTTCTATTTTCAATTGCGCGTTGCTGTAATTTTGCTCTTCTTGTTAATTCACCACTTCCACCAGATGATGGAAGTTTTCCGTCTTTGTAAGCGCCTTCACCAAATGCTCTGTTGTAGGTCTTTGCTTGTCTGAATTCTTCGTCAGTCATTCCAGCAACATCTCTCATTTCTCCTTCACCGCCACCTGCGCCAGGAAGCCACATCATGTCAGGGCCGTCCATTTTCTTTTTAAGACCTTTAATAAAAGTTCCGCCAGTTGTTCCAACACTTTGAAGGTTGTTAACAAACCTTCCTCTTCTTGTAGGAGGAGTAGTAGGGGGGGTGGCGGGAGGAGAGGGAGGACCGATGGGTGGTGTCGGTCCAGGTCCGGTGCCTGTAGCAGAAGCAAAACCGCCACTAGCAATATAACTGTCTGGCAGTCTTTTGCCCTGAGGATAATGTTTTCCGTTATAGTCCACGCCACCTACTGGTGCTATCGGTCTTCCTGCTTTATCAAATCTCGGCGTAGCCGCAGACGCAACGGCAGCAGATGAGGCAGCAGCGGCTGCAGCGGGAGCAACGGGTGTTCCCGCGCGCATAGAAACCATGCCCGTCTCTGTGGCAACATCCGTCATCGCTTGCATTTTTCCAGGTCTGCCAATTCCCTCAATATTGAAGTACGACTGCTCGGCCGATGTAATTTGCGAAGTAGGAAGAAACGAGCCACCTTTATAGAACTTGCCACCAATGTTTACTCCACCCTTAGGTGCTCTTTTAAAGACTTCATATTCAGGTCTTTGAAGTGGGGTTCTTCTTGAACTTGGGAAAGCAGGAGTTCCTGGGGGGGTTGGTGGTGGAGTTGGACCAATTGGAGGAATTGGAGGAATTGGAATAGTTGGAGTACCAGGAGGGGTAGCATGTGTCGTTCCTAGACCACCAGTAGGTGGTCCTGTAACGACTGTTGGACCCGTCGGGGGGGCTGTTGGACCACCATCTGGCACCATTTGTTTTTTACCATTGACCATGACCATCTTGTAGCCACCCCTGCCATGCATTTCTTGTGCGCCTTTCATTCCGCCACGGAGAGTCAAAAGAATTGCAAGGGCACCCATAGGTCCACTACCAAGACTATTTAGCGCTTTCATAACTGACGCAAGGTGTCCGACTATGTCTCCAAGACCCTTAACAAGTGCGTTAACAAACGGAAGCAGTTTTTGCTGCAACTTTGTAAATTCGCTAGTTAATGCAAATATGTTTTCAAGAAGTTGTCCGATTCCATTGCCGAGTTCTTTTATTTCGCCTTCGTTCCCCATTAGGAATTTATTAAAATCGCCAAACTTAGAACTAAAAATGTTTTTGACGTGTTTAAATACTTGACCAAAAAAGCCCTCAATGACTTTTGCGCCACCAATAAGAGGGCGCAATTTGTCGGTTATGGTGTCCCACCCATCCCTAAATCGGTCCCACCAATTTCCCATTCTGTCAAAAATTCCTTCAACAGTACCAACATGGTTGTTAATCAAAGTGGTCATCTTGTCCATGACTTTTTGAACCATACTTACAAGACCGTCAAGCATGCTCCCCATACCAAAAACTTGAGATGAATGCTGAACTTTTACAAATCCCCTTCTGAGGATTCTGAATATTTGTTCTGCTGCAACTTTTATCGGTTCAAGAAGAGGCTGACCCATGTCGGCAAACTGGACTTTAAGTAGGTTGAAGTAACCCTTCAGTTTGTTTATTAGAGTTCCAGAGACTTGTTCAAACTGTCCTTCTACGCCTGCTTCTTTTGCGAGAGAGCCAGTATCAATCGCTTTTTGAAGACCTTTTTTAGTTGAAATCTTCAACTTCTTCATTGCTTTTTCCATTGCCTGTTTGTCAGGGAAAAGTGCTTCTGCTGCAACCTTTGTTTCTGACCATGTAGTTTTTGCATTTTGAAGAGCGGCAATCAACTCTCCTGCTTTTTGAATACCTTGGTCTAGTGGTTGTCCTGCTGAAGCAAAGTCCATCAATCCCCTCAATGACTTCTGACTCTTCATCGTCCATGTTGAATTTTTTGATACAGCAGCAAATGCTTTATTTAACGATTCAACACCAGCGGTTGCAAGATAAGTGTCTGCATGAAGGGAGCGCATGACTTGTCTTGTCTGATTTAATGTTGAACCAAACTGACCTTTGGTAGTTGTTTTGTACGCATACATTGCTGCTTGGTTCTCACGTATTGCAGCAGCAGCAGCACTCGCTGCAGCAACAACTCCTGCTAAACCGGCAGCCAATGGTCCCTGAAGGGCACGCATGGCTTTCATCACTCCATTACCAAGAACAAACGCAGCGTGTACGCCCAACATGGCAACAGCCATCGCAGCCATTTCAAGAGTTGCCCCCTTCATTGCCAAAGACAAACCTTTTAAGCCAATCTTGGCAGCCATAGAAGCGGCTTTATCAAACTCAGTTATTTGTTTGCGAAGTCTTCCCCAGTATTTTACTGGGTCACCACCGCCACCTGGGCCTCTAGTGCCTCCGCTAGTTGAGGCAAATGTCGCAGCGCTCTTTTTTACAACCCTATCAAGGGTATGAAAATCTCTTATCGCTTTACGCGCTTCCCTATGACCGGTATAGTCGACATCAATGGTTATTTCTGTCTTAACACCGGCCATGGTAACCTCAATAGGAATAAAAGAACTAAGGACTAGCCGTTTTTAGAACGTCTATCCTGTTCTTCTTTATCGTTTGCTATAACTTTAGCACAGGCAAGGCGTATCAGCCATTCATCGTCTGTGCAGTCTAGGAGCCTAAGAGGGTCGGTGCCGAAAAGTTCGCCCATTCGTGCAGCGGACACGATGACCGATTCTTTTACTAACTCGTCGAAGACTCCATCGTAGGGTCCGACGTGTCAACCGTGTCCGAATATCCAGAGGCATCAAGGATTGCAAGTGCTGCTGCTTCAAGGTGTGGGTCAACGCCAAAGAAAGCACGAACTGCTTCTGGGATTGGTCGTGAGGTATCTGTCATTTGAAGAATTTCATCAGCAGCAAAGTTAAGTTCATAACCGCTTTCGTCAAAAACTTCTTCTCCGTCAAAGATTATTCCAACAGTTGTATGTCCGATTACATGGCATGAGAACTTAATTGAATCAAGTCCTTGCTTGGTATCTTCACCAGACTGCTTTCTCCACTGCTTCAATTGATGCTGTGTGATGTTTGGACTAATTCTCAAAGAAACACCTGGGCGCTCAGGAACGTCAAGACGAACAACTGGGCGTTCAACTTTTTTCTGGATTGCATCCTTAAGTTTGTCAAGAAGTTTTACCTCAGGGGCCTTTGCGGTCTGCAAAGACTTTTTTGGTTCTGTCTTCTTTGAGTCTTCAGGCTCTGTGTAGAGTGAGTTATCTGTCATACGAGAGACATTAGCACACGAAACTTGTCGTGGCGCAACTACTGATATTTTTTATATCAGGAAACGCTCTGGATTGAGAAAGTAAGTGCAAATGTGGCAGGGGCACCCGAAGAAGAGTCGCCATCAGGCTCAGTAAGGCCTACAAGAAGAGCATTTGAGTATGTTCTTGACAAGCCTGTAACAGTGATTCCGCAGTTAAGCGTCGAAACCTGAATGTTGTAGTAAGCCTGGCCGATAAGACCTCTAAGGTCAGTCAACTTCTTGGCGATTCCAGCCTCGGTTTGGCTGTCGGTAGTGTCGTCATCAAAGTGAGCAGTCAAAGTGATGTCGCCAATTTCTGCAGGAGCACACAAAACTTCTGGGAAAAGTTTTCCGCCAAGATAGATTTTTTCTACCGAAGCAGTGATTTCTCCACCAGAAACTTGAGCAAACTTAAAAGAGCCCCACTTAGGTGCTGCTGCCGTTACTGGCTCAATTGCTGCGACTATTTGTCTCTGTGATAACTTCATTTATATTCTCCCGTTATACCGTCACTGAACCAGTGAGATTTGATTTGATGATTGTTACTTCAATCTTGTCACCGATTGGTGCCACTCTCAAACCAACTTGAGCAGTTACTTTGCCTTCGGCAAGTTGTGCTGTTGTGTTGATTGAAGAATCGCACTTTACAGTGAATCCGGCATCAATGAGTTTGTTGTTTCCATCATATGCTGGGTACAAAGCGCCTTCTTTTGCAAGAATTTCACAAATTGACTTCAAGCGACCTTGAATTTCTGTGAACAATGCGGCTCTTCCATCAATTGGCGAGAACAGCAAGTCTTCCATTGAACGACTTGCTCTGTGAACAACCGTGTTTACTGTGTCTTGAACGCTAATGAATCTGAAGTTCTCAGTGTCTGTAGAAAGAGACCGTGCTCCATACACGCGAACACCATTTGCAATTACACGAATAGCATTGACGTAGTTGTCATCAAGGTCGTCTCCGGTTGTCTTGTTGATGTCTGTCTCTACTCCGTTAACAAATCTTCCTGCGGCAATTGCGCCAGCAGCAGGTTGGTGTGGACCAACACCATTATGTGCCGATGCTCTTGCGCCTGCAACAAAACCGTCTGGTGGAATAAGTCTGTTTACGCCCGTGATGTTTGTTGGGATGTAAACCCATGGGAAGTAAAGGGCTGCATGCTCTGCACCCGTTTCCCCAGTGAGGTCGTCTGCTGCATCTTTTGCATCATCAGCGTCATTGCCAGAAGCAATGTGCAAGATTGCAACTCTGCTGTACTGGTTTGCGTGAGCAATGAGGGCGGCATTGATTCCGTGCGTTTCTGGGCAAGAAACTGCACCAGGTCCAAAAGAATCGCTGAACAACTCAAGAGCGTCTGTATAAGCAGCAAATGGAGTCTCGTCAACTGTGTTTTCTGTTCTGTCATCGTCACCGCCGGTAAATGCGGTTTTTGCCTTTGCGGCAACAATTGTTTCTCCAGACTTAACTGCGGTTGCATAGTTTGCCGCAACAGCGCTGTTGTTGATTGCGTTTACGAGTTCATCGTTTGTTGACTTTAGGCCTGTTGAATAAACTTGTTCGCCGTTATACCAGAACTTAATATTTCTTTTAGCATCTGTTGCAAGTACTTGAATCTCAAGGTTGTCTGACCAGTCGCCAGGACCATTGGGGGTCATGGTAATTGCTGCTGCTGGAGTACCAGCGCCGTTGTTCAATACCTGAGTCGGTGTTACTGCATCAGGACCGACGACTCTTGCGACGTAGCACTGCGTGCCACCTTCTTCAAAGAACGCCTGAACTGTTGGGTGCAGATATGCATATGTAACATATCCGCCAAACTTCTCTTCAAACTCGGCAAGGCTCAGTACGAGAACTGCCTCATCTGTTGGACCCTTCTCTGCAAGACCAAGAAAAAAGGCTTGCGAAGACTCGCGAACTGTGTCGCTTGTTGGACCAGTGCGTACTGCTGTGGTTATAACTACTCCAGGCATGTGACCTCTCTCCGTTGTTTATGATTGCTCAGTTGATGGTGCAATGTCATCTTCGGATGAACCTAATTGTACAGATGCTTCGGCATCAACGTCTGCAACTGTTGCATAAGTTTCTTCCGATTTTTCTTCCTTAGGCTTCCGAGGCTTTGGTTTTGCTGAATGTTCTTCAGCAACTTTTAATTTATTCTCTTTAATAAATTTGTCAATTTTTGCGTCTTGCCCACAGTAAAAACCCCTGTCGCCAGGGAAAAGGCTTGCGCCGCCACCAAAAAGTGTTCTTCCAGAAACGTTTTCAAGCACAACGTGGCTTCCATCGCAATCAAACGACAGGTCATTTTTAATTTTTTTAAATCCATGTTCATGCGTCATAAATACTCCTGATACTCAAATAGTTAGTGTACAACAATCAATCTGGCAAAAAAGACAATTGTTCGTAGATAATTTCTTTTTCACTAAATATTCCACGGTTTCTACGGCCTATTACTTCATCTATGTTAAGGGTATAAGATAAATAAGCACCGGCAAGAACCCTGTCGCCTTTTAGTAAAGTTAAATCAGAAAACTGTTCCTGCATTGTTGACTCGTCGATTTCAACCTTGAAGTAATTTGCAGGGTCAACTGCTGTTAAGCATGGATAGTCAAGCAAAGCGGTACGAACAACAGTAGTAAGCCTGTCTCGCATCATGGTTGCGGGTTCAGACTGTTCAGTCCTAACCCATACGTAAGTTCTCATTGCGTAGGAAACTCTGTAAAGAGGATTTGATGATTCATAACCAATTCTTGTCATAGAGTTTGTTGACATGACGACCGTGATAATTGTCGGCCAAGAATCTAGAGCAATTGGTTCATAAACAAAATACGAGACTGGAGACGGAAGTACAGTGTCGTCAAGATTCCAGGCATTTCTGTAATCAATAATTCTTTCCGGAATATCTTGTTTTAAGTATTCAGTTACGTAGGTTTTGGGAAAATGAGCCCCATACATGACTTCCATTAAATTTCTCCTTCAATATGGTCAGCAAGGTCTTCAGCAAATTGTCTGGCAAACATAGGAGGTTCAAATATGAGTTCTCTTTTAGGCATACTCCATGTTCCAAATTGATGAAAACTGGCAACTTCTGAGTTGACGCTAAATGTTGCTGACATATCTTCTAGTTTGTCAGTTTCTAATTTTGAAACTGATTGGAATAATTCTCCGGTACGAATCAAGGTTGGTGCCCCTGGATATCTTGAGGCTTTCCATGTTCCATATTCTGGGTCAAGAGGTTTCCAGGTGCCGCCACCATTTGATAAAAAATGGTCTACGTATTCTTTTTCTAGATTGTCTTTTGCTTTTCTTAATACGGGTTTTAAATTTTGCGCTGCGTGTTCAATTTTTTCTATGTACGCTATTGCTTTGCTTCCAAGGTAATCGGTTTGCACGCGAATTATATAAGCCATTAAGAAACTCTATTTCTTCTGTATTTTTTTACAGATAGAAGTTCTCTTTCGGTAAAACCTGTTTCAAGAGGAGCAACGTTTCTTGTCTGAATATCTTTAATACCAACAACATCGTCGTGCATATTTTGCATTTCTCTTGTTGCTGCTCTAAGTATTAAAAGTTTAAAGAATGGAATCGCGTCTCCATCAAGACCAGCGTCATAGTTAACGGTAACCGTGTCTCCACTAACCATGTTAAAAATATCTATTCCATATCTGCGAACAACATAATTTGTTCCAATTGCAAAATACGTACCACTTGAATCAGTAACAGAACCGGGGTTTGAAGACAATACAGTAAAAGTATTTCCTTCTACTTCAACAATCTTGTTTCTTGAAACGTTGTAACCATCAGGGGCCATTCCCTCAACAGTCAAATAAAGACCAATAGTTAATTTATGCCCTACTGATGTATATGTAATTTTTCCCGCCGAATATGAAGCGTTAGTAATTGAGCCTTCTCTTCTAACTGCTTCTCCTAGGTAAGTAGGCGTTGTCCACTGATTGTTTATCATCACGCTATTAACTTTTGAAACTGGAGAATTTCTTAAGTAAATAGTTTCCGGAGGCATCGCATAGTTTGTGACAGTCTGATTTGAGTTTCCGCTTGAAGTATTAAAAGATGACTCAAGATTTCTTTGATAAAAGAAGGACGACATGGGAGACGCTAGGTAATCTGCCGGAACTATGTACTCTTCAGTGAACTCGGTGACCTCTATGGGTCTTCTTAAATACGATTCAAGTTCTGACTGAAGACCAGACAGCACAATATCGGCAGCGTCCTGCTGCCTCAAGGATAAAGAAATATCCATATACGTGACAAGGTCTTGCTGAGTTACAAGCATTGATTACCCCCCATTACGGGTAGAAATTATCTATTTCTTCTAAACCGGTTTAGGATGCCGCGTCCAGTTTCTTTAATAATGTCGCCGACTGTTTCTTCTCTTGCGCCACCACGACCAATAGCCGCGTTTGCACCAGCAGCAGCAGCACGTGCCATTCTACGGAGTCTGCCAGCACGCTGAGCGCGACCACCTCTTCCACCTCTGGTTTTCTGAGGGTAAGCGGTTACTTGAGGCTTGATGCCAGTTCTTTTCCAAATTTTCATAGAGTCTCCTCTGTAGGTAGCCTAATTGTACATTATAGGAAATTTATCTGTCCGCATTGGGTGGTTTTTCTATTGACATCTGAATTTCAGTTATTTTTGCATCTGCTTCAACCGGAACCCAAGCCCGAGAATACGTATGTTGAGAAATTTTTCTCTGCTTAAGAAGCGAACCGTCAATCAATAATTGGAGTTCATCGCTCTTCATCTGTAGTAGCGCACCAAGTTCAGCCTTTTCATACTTGTGAGATTTGACAAGATTTCTAATAATTTGCGATGTTGGTTTTGCCAACAAAGTACCCCTAGACCGATTCAATCTAAGGTGCAACATCTGTGCTTCAAGATTGTCACATTCAATTTTAATGACAGGGCATTCTTCGCCAACAATCTTTGAGATTGACTTTTGATTCTGCGCAATCAATACGCGCTCGTTTCCATCTATCACAACATTTGTTGACTTTTGAATAATTACAGGCACTATGAAACCCAGGTCTCTAAGAGACGCTGACAAGGTAAGAAGGTCTGGCCTAAGAATGTACGTTGCTTTAAACGGAGCAATTACCAAGTCACTGAATTTAACCATCTCAATATTATTCATTGTTATCCAACTCCTGTTGTGCTGCCTTCTGCCTCAGCGTATCTGCTTTTGTTTTTGGACCAACTGGTGCTGCAGAGGCAATTGATATTTCTCCAAGCAAAAGATTTCTAATAAGCCAGTTCATCGGATACGAATACGGGTCTCTAATGTGTTTGCGCCTGAAGTCGGCAATATAGGCAAACCCTCGTCTCCTGTCGTGTTCGTCAGAAGTATTATCTTCAACACATCTCTTGGCACCCTCAAATCCATCTATGGCGTAACCATCTATGTACTTCTCCATGTCAAATTCTTTCCACCAGCGCCTCTGAGCGTCGATATCAGGCCATATCTCCCACAATCTGTCGTAGAAGTCCGGCTCAGTCGCTACAAGGTCTCCTATGCGCCTAATAGCGACACCGTGGAGAGGAACGCCAACTCGGGTGTTTGAGCCAGTCATGGCTGCAAGGTCGTAGTACTCGCAATACTCTGCGCCGTGTTCTTCGGCAATAAACTTCATTACGTCATCTATCTGCCACTCGTAAATAACTTTTGCAAATTTCATCGGTATTGAACGCTTCATTTTAAAAGGCGTGGCAATGTAGTTTTCGTGTACTTTCTGCACCAAGGACCTGTAGCGAACCATTGACTCATTCGCCCGTACGCCAGTAACAAAAGCGACACT